TTACTGAGGCGCTACTGGCCACTCGATATCTGGGGCTTTTGATGTGTCAATACGCATTAATAGCACTCGATATTTCTTCCATGTCGCGATATCAACTATTTCTTCCAGCTCGGCATAGCCCCCATCAACAGCATCTTGTCGCCAGTCAATTTCAGAGTCTGCAATAGACTTTAGCTCGGCTTTCTTACTTGTCGCAGTTCGATTAATTGCTAGCAATCTGGCTTCTTCATCAATGACCCACGCATTACCAGTCCATTTATCAAATTCACCCGGACGAGCATCGGTTGTATCAGTCGAATATTCGCCTAACTCTTTAATAATTATTTCTTGTTTTGTTATTGTGCTATAGCGAGTTTCGTCGCGATGGTCTGGTACATATTCCCACCCCTCACCGTTAATCGTTCGGCAAACAGCAAAACTCTTTTTGGCCTTAAGCGGTTCATCTAAATATGCGTGCGCCGGTAGCCCGGTACCCACAGTGACAAATTCTTCTGTCTTTCCGAGACACTCTCTCGTATCAGATGAAATGTTATATACAGTGACAGTACCCGATACGAGTGCGTACCCATCTTTATCAAATTCAATAGTCATTATGCAGCTCTCACGATGTAGTTAAATGCAATGTTGCGCGGACGGTTTTCAGCAGCGGTAGGGACTACACGCGACGAGTCGAAATTCCAGTAGAACCAATTTACTGGAAGTGATGTACTGGGTGTAGAGATCGCACTGTACACTTGCGTACCAACAGATGTGACACTCAAAGCCCCTGCGCCATCTCCAACTGCAAGTTGACCATTCGCCAGCCATCCTTTATAGGGGGCGGTATTTGTTCCTGCGGTGATATTTCGAATAGCATCACTCTGCGCACTTAATAACGTGCGCGCGGCATCAGCCCCCCGACCATCATCCCAGCCCCTTATAAATTCGCCGCGCAAATCAGGTAAAACCCCTGAGGGGTAGGCAAGGGCTAATTTGGGGTATGTTGTCGCGCTAAATGAATTTCCATTACATTTAAGCCAGCCTATCGGCGGCGTTGCTGTCGGCCAGGGTATCGGAGTGCCCACTGGAATTAAATTGGCGCTAATACCGAGATTGTCTATAGCAGCCGCCATAGCAGCTGTCCCCGCAGCTTTGATTTCGCTTAAGTTGTTTGATGATTTTAATGCTGCATCGCTGACCGTTTTTACCGCTTTCGGGGTTGCAGCCAAAGCCTCGCTGCTGCTGTTCGTTTCACTCGATAACTTCGCGATACCAGCAACAGTGGTTGATGCGGCGGGTAAATTACTATTTGCATATGTCTTAATCGCCAACTCTAAGTTTGTTAGCAGCGCTGCTGCGCCTCCATCATCGAGCACATCCTTATTTGATCTGTTGGCAATAAACTGCGCCAATACTGACGCGATAAATGTAGATTGACGCCAAACTGTATTTAACTGCTCTGACGCTGCCACTCCTGACGAGAATCCGCCAATTCGCGCCGCCAGTGCCTCATATTTAGCCGGGGTCAACACATTAGCATTAGCGCCGATCCCGAACGGGAGAATTTCATTCTTAGCCATTTGCTTTCCTTAATGATAAACCCCACGACGAACTGTCAAATCCTGAGGAATATTCGTTGTCAAGATCGAAGCCAAATAACGCCCCGGCCTCGGTTGAAATGATGTAATTCGTAACGCCGACACCGGCCGGTTTAACGTCCAAATACCCTTGCGCAATAACTGCTCGCATCACTGATGAGATTTGCTCACCGGCAATGTAAATGGTCATGGTCATGTCGAAGTTATCGACGGCGAATATCTTGGTGCGCCCATCAGGAAAAATACTCTGATAGATATCACTGAGAGTTTCGACTGTACCGTCCCAGTGGTTGGCCTGTATTTTTGCCCGCAGTATCGTGCGGTAAGTCTCATCGTCTAATTGGGTAAAGCCGGTTAACGAGTCATACGGCCCTTTCCAGCTACCCAAATCAAAACCCAGCCCCTCAGTATCCAATGAAAAATAGACGTCGGTGATTGGCGTTCTGATGTTTCGTCCAATACCCACCCACAGACCAACGACGTCCTCTTGATTGCCTATTGAGCTATCGAGGTCAAAGTCGGTTGTAAGTTTGTTTGTCGTCTGCTGGATACCGAGAAATGGCGCGGTGATAAGAGATATATGGTCGTAAAACTTGGGCTTATTCTTGTGATAGGACGTGATGAGACGTTGATATTTAGTCTCACTCATTAAGTCACCACTAAATTTATATTATCCGGCACACAAGCTGCTGCGTCGTTAAAGGCTATCTCGATATTGCTTTCAGATAGTGCCACCGGGGAAATACCGATTTCTAACCGGGTAATATCGTAAGTCAGTCGTTCAATGCTGCCATTTAATTGAGCGGGAAGATCAAGCCGCTTAATACGCACCGGCTCACCAATTTCTATTTCATTAATATATTCCGCTATTGAGTTTTTAATTGCGTTTCCAATTGAGGAGGTATAGCCCTGTAGCGCCTTTATTTCTAATTTTACATAAACCCACACGGTACCTTTCCGGAAGAAATTAATCGGATGAACAATGCCATATTTATCTTTAATCGGGATTGTTGTGGTGCCATACGTCCCTGAACCCGGCCCCTTTTTCAGTGCGATAGTTTGTGCGATTTCTGTTGCGTCACCCCCATCAACCACGATAGAGATCGAGTGGCTGGGTATGCCGTTACCATCGGTAATGCTGGTGTCGTTTTCATAACCGCGGTATCGCTCTACTCCACTAATTCCCGCGACAGCCCCTAAAATTCCATCAAGAACCGTGCGCGACGGTAGCGCCACTGATACCGCTTGCCTGACACGTAACTCTGCATCCAGCTCTACAGGCTTGCCCGGAGTGGCTCCTGTTGGATTATTGACGCTTAACCAACCGCGCGTCGGCGTTGCTATTTCTTTCACCGTGTTGCCCAGTGCAACAATCGCACCAGGTACCGAGCAAATAGCCGTAGCCGTTGCCGTGCCATCCAGACCAATAATCACACTAGCCGGTAAATCCCAGCGCACACCATCAGCATCCCGCGCCGCACCATTGGTTATCACTAACCCGACGCTGCCGGTAAGCAGTAAATCGATTGTAGAGTTAGTTTCCTTAGTGCGCTTAATGCCGTTAATTTTCACATTACTGGAAAGCCCATTCCCTGTAGCGGTTGCCGGAGAAAAGGAGTTATAGACCGCAATGACGCTATTGTTCGCATCGTGAATAGCCAACGCATACAGAGTGACCATCTGCCCGTCCTTACTGTCAGCATCAAGATAACTATCGCTGCCGTAAATCTCTTGGAAATAACTGACCAGAGTGCTGCGGATAGTCTCGAAATCGGGCGCAGTTATCCCCGTAGCGCTGACAATTGCATTCAGCCCTAACGTATCAAGGTTTAACATTTATGCCTCGCTGGTGACTATGATGGAGCCGTGGATGGTGTCTATTGTTGCGGTGAAAGTGACGCGGCGATTATCGCCGTTATAGCTGGCTTCAAAATCTTGTATTGAATTAACGCCCTGCGTATCAAGAATACGCTCACGGATAGCGAGAATATAAACATCAGATCGTTGCTTGCCGAGCACAGACTCGATATAAGGCGTACCCTCGCTTAAATCTAAAAACCACTGACCGCGCCATAACTCAAAGCGAGTTTTCACCGCCTGAGCGACTGCCTCCGGTGAATCGATAAGAAAAGTGTTATCACCCTGACCGAATGTGTAATCGCCCAGCTCATCCTCTCTGCGATATCTCATACAGGCCCCCCGGTGTTACCGCCGCCAGTTTGCACACCACCGTGCTTGTGAGATTTGACACTGATACCACCAGCAGTGACATCATTAGTGACAGTAATAGGGCCAAGCATATTGGCATTACCACCGCTCTCCCCCATCCCTTGAGTGAGAGAGCCGTTTATCGTCACTGCCCCGTTTAGCACAATAGTTGGCGAAGTAATTTCGGTGCCGCCCTGCGCATTCGCTATTAATTTGCCTGATGTCTGCACGGTTACAGTGTGGTTTGTTGGGTTAATTTCAACATATGCCCTGCCATCATCACTACGGAACTGTGCGGCGCTGGTACTTATGCCGCTAATTTTCTTTGCTTGAGACTGGGGGCCAATAATGGCGAACGCATCCGATAAATCATGCTGGCGTTCGTCTACGGGTTCCTGAACGCCGCCGTTCTGCCACCAGAAATCTATGCAGCGATCGGAGAATATCAGCAAGCACTCGTCGCCAGCTTTTACCGGAAATGTCAGTGTACACCCGCCGCCACGCGGAAAAATCACAGGGACGTCAACCAAGAGAGGCAGGTCTGCTGATTCCCTATCTCCAGATACTCCAGAGTCATTACCTTTGATGCCGGGTAAAACGGTGCAGGTTACAGCGTCAGCATTGAATGATTGAATAATCCCCGGCATGGCAACTCTTAGCTGGGTAGAGATAGAATCAGCAATTGCCTGTGCAGCTTGCTGTTCACCGCCAATTTGGGACTGAGTAGGTATTGGCATAAAAACTCCATAAAAAAACCCGCACTTGGCGGGTTTATGTTGCAGCGGGCTGGCGGTTATGAAGCTTTGGAGGCTTTCAATTCAGCCCATTTACCTAAATACAAGTTTGCAGCCTCAAGGCTAGTTTTAGCCATATCTTCAGAGACCGTGACCTCTGTAAGATGATAGTCTGCTTCATTCCGACTATCTCGTTGCTGCTTGAGGTTGTACCCCAGAACTTTGAGGCGTTGTGAATCAAAAGGCTCAGCTTTGTGCTCGGCCGGCTTGGTCATATAACCAATCAGGTTTGCATGATGATTTGAGCTGTAGTTCGGCATAGCAACAAGTGCGGCTAGAGTTTCGTGAAAAACACCATAATACGCACGGGAAATACAGCTCCTATAACCAGATTCGCATGCCATCTGGGAGCAATGCTTAGCGACTTGTAAAATATCAGAACCCGCTATCATAACTTACCCCTGTATGTAGCTCCCGAACAGGTGAGAACCTCGCGATGAGTTCACAGTCATCAAGCCGGTCCTCCATACAAATCCTTTCAGCCAATGCATAATTCATTTCAGCGATGATTTTCGGGTCTTTATTTAGGATGTCAACGACATAGCAATTATTACTGTTTTTGCTAACTTCAAATCGTCCGTTGGATGCACCGAAGTCATTACTGATGTCATGTACGATTTTTGCTAATAAATAGAATTGTTCTTTTGTACATCCACTTGTCTTGTAAGCGTCGTCCAATTCATTTACTAATTCAATTTTATGTTTTACTGCCATGTCCCTACCCTCATCTTCTGACAGCAACTTAATGTGCATGTCCATGAAACGCTCGAGGGCCTCTCGGTCACCAAACCGATAAGCTGTAGAATAAGCCATTTGGGTCAAAAGTTTAGTCTGAAATTTTTCGGCAAAATAGAAAGTTTTTTCATGGAGAAGATCGCTTTGCCCAGTCGCCTGAAGCATAAAACAATAGTTCATGGCCACTGATGCGGCGTCGTCCGTAGACTCCAATGACTCCTCAAAAAACTTGTTTGCCTTGGCTGTTTTCCCGGCAACTGCATGCAAGATACCCAGCGCACTGACGGCATTGGCTGTTTTAAATTGCCCAATCTCTTTAGCTGCACGCATGTAATCCATTTCATTAATGGATGAACCCGAGCTAAGCATCTCACCATAGGTTTCGAGTAGCTCAACTGCTTTTTCTAAGGGTATACCAGCTGCCATTAATTCCGACTCTCCTGAAAAGGTTTGAAAGTGTAGGCCCCATACATTGGCTGAGTCAACCTAAAGGGCTTATCAACACTATGGGAATCACTTCACCTTCACACAATCGTAAGTCGCATACTGTCGCGGTGCGTCCATGTTCGCCTGAAGCCATTGAGCGTTAAGTATAGCTTTACCATTACGCTTTATATACTCAAGCCCCACCCAGCGGCCGGGCTGATCGGTAGCCATGCGCCAGTCGATTTTGATGTTGTCATAATCCTCTTTCGCTTTAAGGAATGTAACCTTTTGCGATTCAGGCTTAGCATTATTAACGCGAAACCAGCCGTCACTCAGCCCGGGGGTAAGTTTATACGGCCCACACTGGGTATCCGCGAAACTGGAAAAGGAAACCATAAAAACCAATGTAGTAGCAAGATACTTCAACATTATACAGTCCTGTTTTGTGCTGAGTTACTTACGAGATCACGATCACCACGCGCGAAGCACATCAAATCCATGTACCACTCCTGCCCTCTAGTGTCGCCAGTATAAGCGATGGCTTTGACGATATAAACGCCATCCGTCGCAATGCTCGCAGCTTGTGAAGTAGTACCATCTAACACACGATTGCCGTTTTCATCAATCTCCGAAACTCGGTCTGGTGATTGAGCAACCTCGTTGTTGCCAATAGTCGTACGGTACACGGACGCCTGATCCAACTGAATAAGCCCGTTAATGCGGATGTTGGGGTTAATCAAGCAACGCACATTCACCCCCGCGCCCATAGTTTGCTGTGGCATACCGACAAGTCCGGTATCAGCACTCAATACGATAGCTTCGTGGATATACTTATCTTCGGGAACCATCTGCACCTGACCATCTACCAACTGCCATGTTGCGTTACACTGCGCGGCAATATTATCCATGACGTTACGTGATGCATTATAGAGTACGCGACCGCGCGGAAAAACAGTTGTTGGCATGCTACCAGTAATGCCCTTAGTCACGCCGAACGCATTGAAGCCCTGCATCGTGACGTTATGCAGATCAGCCACTGTATATCCAGCCGCTATGGTAGTTTTAGTCCGAGCAAAAAGGAATGCTTCATGATCGCCAATAGCCTGAATGAGCACCCAAGAATCAGTGATGTTATCTTTTCCTGTCACTGTAAAGCGAATATCACCGTCAAAAATAAGACCATAGTTCTGCTCATCAGTTTGTCCCTCTTTCCCTTCAGGAATATTCCGCACTCTCCCCACCTGACTAACATCCACATCAGGCGCGATCCCATCATAACCAGCGATAATGCGTATTTTGGAGAACTCTTGACCGAGTATTTTATTAGTGGTGTCAGTCGATAGATTGTAAATCTTCACATTCGCCACACGTGGCCACTTCGTGTCCGCCCATTCGATCTGGAATGTAACCTTGAAATCAGAAAGCGAAATACCCTTTCCATTCAGATCTAAAATCTGCAATTCGAAATGGCGCATCCAGTTAGCTGACATGTTTACTCCTGTACGAAGATGAGGTGGCTATGTCCGCCAAGATTGGTTTTGGTGGGGTGTTCAGGAGAGCCATTGTCGCAGCCAACAACCATCGCACCGCTGATACCCAAATCTGGATATTGTCCTAGCAAATCAATGCCCGGAACAAGAGGCACCCCGGACAGGAGTACCTCACCGCCGCTGTCCATCAAGTCCATTATCCAGCCAGCAGCATCCCGCCAGACAATCTTGATGGTGTAAGTCACGCCAGCCAGTTGAATACGGAACTGCTGATTATTCGGCGTGAGTGGGATCTCGGTTATGTTCATTTGATACCTATGGCGTTTCCAAGTGATGTCCCTTTGAGACCATCAAACCAACCAGTTGATTTGAGGACTGACTCATTAACCGGTGTGGTGGATTTCGTTCCTGCGTTCTGGATGCCTGACGTGCTGACACCATCCTTCATATCCGATTTATCAGCTACTGTGACAGACTCGGTTTGAGACATAATCACTTCGCGCAGTGTAAGAACGCACATCAACACGTTTTCACTGGTTTTATCAGTCGTCACCTCAATAGCGCGAATAAGCATGTTGCTATACTTCCGCTTACCCGTAATAACGTCTATTGGTTTCCTGTTGGCTTGTAAGTCGAGAATATCCTGATAGGCTTCACTTGGGCTTTTGCCCAGACTCAATCCAATTGTTGACGTATCCACGAAATCCAGTAACGAACCGCCCCCCGCAAAGCCCAATTCCATTGTGACTTCACTTGGACGTTTATACGCATGATCAGCAATAAAACCAGACGCGCTGTTAGTCGTTGGACGCTCGACAGGATGCTCCGTAATTTCCAGAGCATCAGAGTGTTTCTCCGACACAACCACTGACGGGATAATAATTCCTATCCGTCGAGACTGCTGTCGGAAAATAGCAGAAAGAATATCCATTATCCTGGCACCCTCGGGAGTTGTTGGGTTAACTGTGAGTTCACACCTTTCTGACGTTCCACGGTGAGCCTTGCAGCTTCGCGAGGGTCGGATACGCCGTGAATATGAATATTCGTTTCCTGCTGCACACCGCCGCCAAGCATATTACTGCGTACCTTGGGAATGTAATTGCGGGTTTCCTGTGGCATCAGGTCTAAACCGTGCTTCTGGACATTGCCGATCCCCCAGTTATAGGAGGCCAGCGCCTTATCCAAATCACCGCCATTCATCTTAAGGAGCATGTTGAGATATTTAGCGGCAGCGGCGGCGGATTTTTCAGGGTCAAAAACGTCATTACCCTTAAGCCCCATATCTTTCGCTGTGGGGTCCATGAACTGAAACAGCCCCTTGGCTCCTGCACCAGACACGGCGTATTGATTACCGCTCGATTCCGTTATTGCCACACTTTTAAGCAGGCCCGCTGGCAACTTATAGAGTGCTTCAAGCTTACTGAACGTTGGCTGTAACCAACCCAGTAAAGCAGCTCCAGTCGATGAGGGTTTAGGTGCGGCCACGCCGTCAGGCATCGCAGCAGGGGTAACAACCTGACTGACGGTCTCCGCAGCGCGGTTAACTAATCGCAGCAGGGCATCGGTAAAGTTATCCGCGAACTTCTGGCCCTTTATCTTTTCAACGGTCTCATTGAATTGCCCCGCTACAGTGCCGGGGAGATCAATGTTTTTTATCCGACGCGCTGACTGGGCATGTTGTTCAGGTTCTGCCCTGTTATTTTCGCCACGTAACCACCGGCCCACACTTCTGGGGTCAAAGCCAGTTTTATCCTTAAACCAATCAGCGGCACTATTCGCGCTATCTGTTACGGCAGGCATGGCATCCGGCTGTTCGCTACCCTGACTGAATAACGCTTTCCCAATCCTGCCAACCTCGCTCAGGTTTCCATCTTTCAACGCATTAATCAGATCGCCGATCATCGATATCATTTTGCCGAACTCGCCGAATTGTTTCGTCAGGCTCTCGATATCGCCTTTTAGCGTCCAGTTTTTCAAATTAATGTTGAGTAGCCGGGCAATCTCTACGCCAACACCTTTAATGGAATTCGTTAGATCATCTATTCCCTTGAGCGCAGCGTTTATCTCAGGTTCCCACTCACCCCAATCAATGAGGCTGTTCCCGCCCTCTTTCCATGTTTTATAGTCGTCGTACAGGGCAAAAAGCGCTGCACCCAGAGAAAGAACAATCCCCACTGGCGACATCAGGAACGCTGTATTGAGTAAACGCCATGCCACCAGCAAGCCACCAAACAACATAAGGAGTTGTTGCGTGACCGGGTCTAGCTTTTTAAACCAGTTAATGACATCACCGACAGCCTGACCGGTGCGCCACAATACGCGCGTAACCGCATCCCCTGCCCAGAGAATGCCCTTGATGACTTTCATCAAAACGGCTTCAATCTTCGGCCAGTTATCGAGAAGTTGCTTGCGTAGAGCATCAATATCCCCTGCCAGCCCATCTGCCAGATTTGCGCCGATTTTGTCCCGCGCCTGACCGAGCGTCATCGTTAGATTACGCATGGACGTCATAAAGCGGTTGGATTGTTTGGCCGCGGTATCCGCATTAAAGCCGATTCTCTTAGCGGTTAACGCATACTCCGAGCTGAACTGCCCCAATCCCTTACGCATTGCCATTAGCGTATTTTCATCAATACCCAACATCTGGGCATACTGATTAGCGCGGTAATACGGCATGCTGCTCAGTTTTGCACTAAGGCCGGTAAAAATGGCCGATGTATCGCGCATATTGCCGTTAGCGCTACGGGTCTGAACACCGAGGCGATTCAGGAAGCCCTCGGCCCCCGGATTGTTACGGACGAATCTGGCAAGGCTTTCAAGTGAGCCTTGCGCTGACGCAGCATCTACGCCCAGTTGCGAGGCTGCATAACCCAGCGCCTTGATGCCCGCTACCGATGCGCCAGTTCGCTCGGATGCAAAGTAAATTTTATCAAGCCCGCTGGCAATTTTGGTGGTAAAGCCAACCACTGCCAACGCCGCACCCTCTACAACGGCCCCCATTTTCAGCACATTGGCTGTGACGCCAGAGACAACAGCGGAGAATTTCTTCTCCCCCGCCTCATCAAGTTCAAAACCAAGGCTGACCAGGAAGTCCTTAATTGTTTCAGCGTTGCTCATGGTCGGCTCTCCATTTGTCTATTTTCGCCTGATTCTCAGCCTCCAGATCGAGGTAATCATTCAGCAGTGCAATGTCGAACAGGTCGATGTCACCGCTTTTGATTTCCCCCATGGTCGTGAGTTGGCGCTTTACCGGGCGTAAGATAAAATCCTCACCACCCGGCAAAGTATCCAGCATTAATCCGCTGGCAGGGCCACGGGTGTGCTCTCTTGGAGTTCGCGCAAAAAATTTCCCATCGAGTCGCCTACCACTCGCCCCACAATTTGCAACATTGCCATCAGATCAATGTCATCAAACATCAGTTCGCCATTGGTGAAAATAGGGTTATAGGCCTTGCCGTTCTTGCGTGACACCATCGCCAAACAAGGGTGAATAATGGCGTTGCAGTCCTCTTCGCTGATATCGGAAAGTGACTGGGCGATACTGGGTAATGCCGTTTCAATCGTCACGGTACCGCTACGCAGGTCTTTGAGAATGCCCGCCAGCAAAGGCAACAACTTACGGGAGACTTTCAACTGTGCGAATACATCAAGTTTCTGCGAGCGGTACTCGAAATCTTTAATCGTGAATTCCATTAATTACCCCTTAAAAAGTACCCAGCAGCTGGTCTACTTTGATGCAATCAAATACCCACGGCACCAGTGCGCCGTCTTTGGCGTTATTGAAATCCGGCTGTTTTTGGAATGCACAACCACGCGCTGCAAAGGTGTCACCGCTGGCGGTGTTGCGGATAAGAATGATGTTATTGCCCCAAGTCGCACTCGACTGCGCCTGCGCGTTATACATGACCGATAATTTTCGATTGGTGGGGCTGGTTTTCAGCAGGTTTACGGTTACCGTCCCGCCTTTGCCCGCATGAAGACTGTGCATGCCCTCGCCATCGGCCCCAATGGTCATGGTGTTTTTATTCTCGATCATCGAGGTGACAATCCCCTCCTCGGCGACGGCAGCGCCATAACCCAGATCGAATGAACCGCCCACGCCAACAATGGAGGCGGTGACGTCCATAAAACTATAAGTATTTGACATTCATCAGCTCCTTAGCGGTTAACATTGATGATGACATCGGCGTAGTGAACTGCACCGGCCAACTTGATTGCAGACTGCATCACCGGTGCTTTACGCCCCTCGCGGTCAGCCTGTGCCTGACCTGCTACAGGTGGCGCGTAAACGTAGTAGCCTTTGGTGAGGGTGTCGCCGGTTGCCAACACGCCGAAACTATCACCACCCCACACACCGGGAGCTACCAGCCCGTTAGTGACCGATTGATCCAGTGACTTCTCTACGTTTGTCAGTAAGCGCGTTACGCCGCCATCGGTTTGTGGAATTTTGGTGGTGCTGGTATGCAGCAGGTTGTAGAGGTTGTTCTGGACATAGTTCTGCAACCAGTCGAGGCCGTGGCGCTCATCAAAGAAATCACCGTTGCACATCACGCCCTCTTGAATAATGGCCGTGTCGTTGTCGTAATTGACGAACACGTTGCAATTCTTCGCTTTCAGCGCATTGGCTTGGGACTGAGTGAGTGATTCGGCGGTAATGCCTGGCTGCTGTTTGAATTTCAGCGTGATGGTGGTGTTGTTGCCGTTGAAATTCACGGTAAACGCACGACCAAAGATAGAGGCGGCTGCGTACGGGCTGGCGCTGGAATACTGCACCAACGTACGGGTATATTTAGCCGCTTTCAGCGTGCTGGCGATATCGGTATCAATATCCGCATCCAGCGCAGACGTTACCTGCGTGGTGTGGCCGTAAATTCGCGATACATCATCGCTCTGGATAAACGAGGCGATGCTGATAACGTCATCATCACTTAATGACGGGTCAGCAACCACCAGTCCGTACCAGCGGCTAGACATGTCGGCCAATTTATAAACGCAGGCCTGAATGGTTTCTTTCGCCAAACCTTGAACCGGCAACGCTCCGGCACTCTCAACCAATCCCAGCAGTACAGAAATATCGGTACCGGTCGCATTGGCAGAACCATAACCAACTGCAGAATCTTTGCCGGTGGTTTTGGATGTAATGATAAAGCGGCTACCATTCCAAACTACAGTGGCAATCAGTAGCGATTCTTCAACTCTGGCAGCAACACCGTTAAGGTTCAGTTCGTCTGTCCAGTCAACATCTGCGACCAACGTTTCGACGCCATCTACCTTGATTTTCATCGAGCCATCAGAAACGGCGGTAAAGTTAGCCATTAGCTGCTGCGTCGGGTTTAAGATTGCCCCACGCAACAACCCAGCGGCATCATCTTTCACCCACCGGCCGACAAATGAATCAATCGGTTGTGGTGATTGCTGATAATACAAATTAGCGGCTTTATACTCAGGTGCCGTCAGACCAAAGTCAGATGCAATGTCTGTCGCACTGGAATAGCTGCGCAGACGTTCGTGAGCATCGATAACAGGCGATGGGCCAACCACCAGCAGGGAACCAAAGTTCCGCGCCATGGCAGCACGCACAGCCATATTCACCGTCACATTGACGATGTTAGAAACAGGTAATCCCTGCATGGTTATTCTCCGAAGAATTTAACGGGGGCGGAGGTCAGCGATTTAATGCCGTACTCGCGAATCACTTTGCGGCGTAGCTTGATAGTGATATCGAAACGACGAACCCATTGGTTATTAATGAGTTCTGGAAAAGGATTAATACGGCTGTAACGGGCCAGAGAAAGGCCCATTTTCACCAGTTCGTCATTATTTTGGGTGATGGTCAGGCCGTCACGAAATTGTGTTGCATAGCGCTGACCACTGGGGCCGTAGAAGCTCGCCATACATTCTATTTCTTCGTGCCGCCATAACTCGGTGCTGTTCTCTGTTTGGTTCTCAAAGGCGGGGCTGGCATCGTCAGGGATATCGATCACTCCAAAACCACACCAGTTAACATCCGCCGCCATAATTGGCGCTTGCACTGCCGTCCATCGTGGGCGGACATGCCCCTCGGAAAGCCCGGACACCCCTCTCACCCACTGGCTTAGTAAGCGTTCCAGCGCCTCATCGTATGCGGGGCCGTCAGCTATTGGCGTTAACCAGCCTGCCTCATCACTGCTGTTGTTGCTCAATGGGAATCCCTCCATCGAACGGCAGGAGTTCACAGTGCGCTTGAACGAATCCCGCACCATATGCCGTGTAAGGGTCAACAAACGTCACGCGATAATCGCGATTCTGATAGGTAACAATATCGGCATCACGCCCCGTCTGCCCTTGAGTAAGCCGCTCAACAGTCACAATAAGAATTGCGCCACCAATGACATTCCCTGACATCATCCGGCGCGACTCAAGCGAGCGATCAACCGTAACCACACCCGCGAAACCCTTTTCGGTGACGGTATTGGTGGCGAAACCGTCAGCATCGACCGTCTGTACGTTCCGTTTAACCACCAGTGACATGTCACAGAAATCCGGGTCAAACAGCACATCAGTAACATCAAGATTTGGCATTTTTACTCCTCACGATAGACGTTATCGCCCGTCTATATTGCCCTGAGTCAATAAGTGGCTTATCGCCGGTGCGACCACGCCGCAAACGAGCGCTGATAGTGTTGTCAGCTAATGGAGTAAAGCCGGTGATGGTGATATAGCGCTTCACCGCATTACTGGCGATGGTGCCCGCCTGCTCTAACGCGCGATCTGCTGCGGCCTGATTACCCGCCAAAACAGCCTGCGCCGCCTCTTTCAGCTTTTGTGTGGTTTCGTCTTGTACCGACCTGACGCCCGGCTGTAGGTGAGGTCGTGCGGGGATATTTTGCGCAGGTGAACCATTCTCGTTGATATAACCGATCCCCGCGTTACCGAAAGGGATATCCTCCCGCCCACTACTCTCCTCTGGAATACCGATCAACACATCTTTCCTGCCGATGGCCTTAAGCGCCGCCAGCACATCATTTGCTTTATCTACCCGTACCTTTAAGCCGCTTTTCATAGCTGGCGACCACCCGCGCCGAACATCGTCACCAGTTGGTAAAATTCAGCCCCGTAGCGGGTAAAGTTCCAGAATCCGGCGTCAGGGTTGAGCGTGGCGCTGTTGTCATAGCTAACAGAAACCTTATCGACACTCTTTGACGAGGCCGCGCCATTAGTCGAACCACTACTGCCGCCCATCGCAGCCGACTGCACATCTTTGGCTTGCAGTGTGGTGTAGTGGGCAACGAACAATTCGACCAGGTAAGAAAACATGTCACCCAGTAGATTTTCACTTAGCAGCTTGTCAGCAAGATTGAGGCGGAATTGAATGGCAGGCTCGGGGTATTTATTAACATCAGAAAACTGGGGAAAATCAGTTCTAAACTTTTCCACCGTTGGCAGATTTCGATTCTTTGGCACTTGCTTTCCCCTTATTCAACTCATCAATCTGGTTTTGCAGGTCAACAATGTTGGCGTTGCGTGAGTCGATTTCATCTGCTTGCTCATTCAGCCGCTTTTGCAGATCAGCAATGGTTGCGTTGTGTGTGTGGTTTTCTTCGACCTGTTCACTCAATTGCTTCTGCAGGTCATAAATGGTGGTAACACGTTCCACTGCTACTCGTTCCTGCTGATCGATTCGCCCCTGCATTTCAATCATGGAGGCTTGCAGGTCGGTATTGCTGTGCTCTGTTTCAGCGTCAATCACCTCGGCGTGCGCCAATGTGAACCAATGCTCGGCAACTTCTTTCGTGACCTTATGGGTGCCGACCAAGAAGCTGATATCGGGCTGACCGGCCAACGACAATTTAAACGGGGTGTGTACTGCAATTTTCATCATTTCACCTTACAGGCCTCCGGCGAGGCCCTATGAGTTATTAAATGCCGTCGAAGTAAGCCAGCGTCTCAATGTACGGGGCTTCAACTACACCCAGCTTTCCGTAATAGGTCACCAACTGCCACAGCCCACGATACTGGATTGGGATGCTGGTCAGCGGTACCAGTGGGAAGCGCACATATTTACGGTCATTTGTGTAGGCCACCATCCGATCCTTGCCTGCCACCCCCGCACCTTTCAGCCATTTCACCGCGCGGATATTCAAAGGAATGCCGTTCTGATGGAAAGCGATAGTGTTGGTGGTCAGGTAGGTCAGAAGTGACTGATTACCCGCATCAGAGACAATCACCTGTGCCAGATAGGCGTACTGTTCAGGGGGTAACAGCAGGTCTTTCGGTACCACGGTATAGCCGGACGCCGCCCAAGCATCGGAAAGCACCTTGTTAATCGAATCGCGGATCTCCGCAACGGTCGAGGTCAACCACGACTTAGTCGCATTGCCGATCGCCACGCCGGTGTAGTTAGCCAGACCTTTTACGCCCAAATCGGTATCACCGAGATAGACCTGCTCGTCGGCATCCATATGCCATTTCAACACCATGCCGTCATATTTCTGCGTATCGATTGGACGGCCCACCTGTTGCGCTGCGGCCAATTCAATCACAGTCCAACCCAACTCCATTCCCCACAATGTCAGCGGGAAACCCTTTTTATCGATATCTACGTTGATGCCTGCCAGTGCGGTCGATTCCTGGCTAACCCAGTTTTTACCCTTTGGATTGGCACCGGTACCGGCTGCAGCAAAGCCGGTTTTAGTGAATGAGCTGATTTCATCAGCAATATTCACATCTTCACGAAATTGAATATCGCGGGTGTAGGTCGTCCCCACCAACGGCAGGTTAATCTCTGGATCTAATCGCTCCAGCTCCCCGATCAGGAATGCGCCGCTAGCATCAATGGTGCGCTGGCTGTCGTAAGTGATCATATTGATTGTTCCTTAAATCTTGTAAGAGATTTCAGTGTTACCAGCGGCATCACCGGCACCCGTGAAATAAGCGTTAGGTAGCACCACGGTAGTGTCAGCAATCGCGGCAGCCAGCACAGAACCCAACGGGCTAGCGTCGGTAGCATCAGCGATACGGATGTAGACAGGCGCGCCCTTAGTCACACTCGCAGCCGTAGCCCCAATATTGACCGACATGTAACCGCGCTTTAGCGCATCACCGGCAAAGTTGTTGCTGGTACCGATTTGGCGCACTTTGTCTGGCGTTGATGTGGTAGGGAATGGTCGGACAAAGATGCCGACGATTTTGTCTGCGGTATCGTCCTCTTCCAGCGGTACAAAGAAATTGCCACTGAATTTACCGGCCAGCCCGTACTGGCTAAATGGATTGGCCGTATTAATCAGTACCGGCTCAATAGTCAGATCCTGAGGGCGCGAGACGGCCCCGGCAATGCCCGCAGGCATCCGGAATAAATATGCTGTCATGAATTAGTTTCCTTTTTTAGCCCAGAACGCGGCGTTCTGTTTATTGAGGTCGGCGGCGGTAGGTCGGCGATTTGGTGCGGCAGAATCGGTGGTTCGGTGGTTCAACTGAATGTTATTGCGTCCCTTGGCAATCTCGCTGGCCGCAATGAATGCCGCATCAAGTGACAATTTTGGCATCTTGGCAAAGTCGGGTTTGTCGCCGACAATACCTTTCAGCAATTTCTCGCCCTCTGTGGTTTTAAACGCCGCGTCCAGTACGGTTCGTTTAAAGGATGCCAGCTTCCCACCATCGGGCAATTTAATGCCGGGTACAATCCATTCAGCGCGGGAAACCACATCCTGATGATAAGCCGCATCGCTGGTAATACGTCGGTCCTCTTCCTCTTCATCCGGATCGGAGTCAGTGGTTGAGCCTAACTTTTCCAAAATCGCAGCTAAGGTCGTTTCCATTGCCGCGACTCGGGTTTCAATATCGCCACTGTCATTAGTCGCAATAGCATCTAATTCAGGTTCCTGTTTCGGTAACGGCTGTTGCGGGTTAATGGTGATATTGATGGCCTTTGGCAATTCGCCGGTACCCTCATCGCCAGTTAGCTCTGACGGGGCGCTTTCCATTGCCTCCTCCATCGCGGCTGCATCTTTGGTTTTGATTGCTCGGCGTAGCTTCGCGAACCAGGTGTTATTCGTTGTCATACGTTTACTATCTCCAATTGAACAGCGTTTCCCTGCGCGGCCCGTAGGAACGAGCGCGACATGGTTAGCTATGATGTCGTACTGACGGGCTTTGCCTCTGGCGGTCTGCTGGTATTCGGCATCGTAGCCAGACGATATTTGATCAACACCCTCCTCAAGAATCACCTTTATGGCCTCGGCTTTCTTGACCACGATGTCGGCGATCATTAAATCTGATTGGTCACCGCTACCGCGCCTGACGTTTTGAACGTGACCAGCGGCGTAACGGCCCCAGTTGTCAGGGGTGACATCTTCGATGGGGTGAGATACGGTGAATGTCATTCCCTCAAAGCTGGCCAGCGTTTCAGGGCGAAATACTTCGTCCTCCGTCCTTTCCACTAAGATCTCACCGTCACTATCAGGTTCGATATCGTCCAGCTCTTCACCACCATAAAGCTGCACCCCGGTTCGACCTATCGGCACGTCTTTGCACAATAGACCACCGTCGCTCATGGTAAAGCGCGTTTCTCCCAGGCGGGAGTTGTAGAAATATTGCATGAGTTATCTTTCCGGAATGATGACTTCGCAGTAACAACGGCAGTTAGGTAATGCACCCGCATGCCCTGTCATACCGTCAAGGGTCGGCGGGTTATCCCAGCGAACAAACTTACCCTCCATTTTTTGATGTGAATGGCGAACGTCACTATCCTCGGCAGTGCGCCAGATATAGCCACTGGAACCAATAGAGAGCGAACGTGCCTGTGTTAGTGCCGTTGAAGCCCGTCCTATTTCCGTACGGGCGATCATGTTGGCGCGGGATATTGCCACATCGCCAGATTTAGCTATTTCTTTAGCGAATGGCTCGGCACGCCCCCCGGTGATGACCGCCTCTATCGCCTGATTATGGATATCCTGCACCCGGTCAGCAGCCTGTAATGGCAGTGACTTGATGAGTTTTATCTGTTCCTCAACGATACTGCGGGCTACCTGTCCCACGGCGGTGTTTTCCACTATCTGGCGCAAACCCACAGATATTTCCTGCGAGTTACTGCGCCACATCGCGACGTCTTTTGCGTTAACGGCATCAAACATCTTGCTGGCGGTGGTTCTGGCCCAGCCATCAATCAAATCTGAATAGCGGTTAAGGCTATCCATGACGTTGTAAACGGAATCGTTAGAACCATCGTAAGTACCATTTACGATGTCGCCGACCATTCGCGCTATCTTGCGTAGCTGAGTTTGATATTGGATTTCCGCGCGCCGTGATTTCAGGCGGGTTGAGATCTGCGTTTTCGCCGAGGTTCGGCGGGTCGATGTCTTTCGCACTCTCTATATCCTCATCGCTGATACTAGAGCCGATACCGATAATGCCTGCTTTGTCCCTGAGTTCAGTCATACCCCCCTGTAACGTCAGTAAACCTGAGTCCATTGCGGCATTGATGGTATTAACGGTTTTTTCCGCCACGTTAGCGCGGTCAGGTTCCGACATTTGCCACAGCGGATTAAAATCAAAAGAGAAGCCGTCAGGCAGTGGCGAACTAAACTCGGAATAGTGGATCACTTCGAATAATCGACGCAGTGGACGACGCAAACGGCGCTCTTGTTGAGTGCCGATATTGTCGTAGTAGTTAGCCAGGTCAGCGTCACCGGTTGAAAACCCCGCAGGAGACTGACCAAACAAGCGCACCAGCGGGATACCAATGGCACCGGCTATCTGCTGGGCAAACTGCGCCATCACATCAGACAGGCCACCGAATGCATAACTGTGGGTTTCAAATGTATCAGTGGCATCCATCAGGGTCAGGCCCTCAGTGCTTTGGAATTGCCGGATCATGTCCATGCTTTTCATTAGTCCATCAAAGGCCTTGCCCCCCATCGCGACCAATTCACGAAACTTATTGATTTTGTAGGTGCGTAAATGCGCCTTAAAAATCAACTGAGCTGCCCCCGTAGAGGTACTATCAAACGCCAGTAGCCTATCAAATAGCCGCTCAATGACCGACATGCCCCATTCGTTTTCTGTGCGTTTCTGCTGATATGGGAGGCCAACACCATCCAGGCGAATCACCCTGCTGTGGTGTATTTTCATGCTCGGGATGCCGCTGCCTGTGGTGACAACCTGATAATATTTAGGCATGCCGAGGTCTGGCCCCATTTCTGTCACTCTATCGCTAATGGTTGGGTTAACCATCCAACGGTCGAGCACCAGTAACCCTTTAAAGGCATCTTTGCCGATGGTTTCTACCCGTAGTGGCGTTTCGGGTGCTTGCCCATCAATCATGATGAAACCAATTGCACCACCGTACAGCCGCGACCATTTGATCGTATCGTTGAGAGCATCCCATAGAGATAACTCTTCCCAGCGCCCCTCGATCCGCATCTTGGCATCCGGTGCCATCTTGGATGTGATGTTAATCCCCTTACGGGTCATATCATCGGCGATAGTGTCAACCGCCGCGCCCACCAGCCACGACGACCGATAAGCGTTTTCTATCAGTTGGCGGTTGCGAGATGTCCAATTCGGTTGGTAGCTATAATCCGCGCTTTGGTTCTCGGTGCGCAGCCCATAGCGAGCGGTGAGGTTTTGATAGCTATCGGTGGTTCTCTGCGGTGATGATGCCTTGCCTGTTCTACGTTTTCTCGACATTACGCCCCCCCGAGCCGTAGCCAGATATCCAGCGCGTTATCCATTGGTGCATATAAAATCATTGCTGAATCCGCCAGGTTAGGTGACTTGGTGCCGTCAGGTTTTTTATCCACCACAATTTTCCCTACGCCATTGACTGAGTAGGTGGGTTGCGACAATTCAGAGGTTAATTTAGTCAGATTTTTGAGGTCTTTCGGGATGGAGATAATCTCATCGGGATCGAACTCCATATTCTCTTTAACTGCCCGATACGTTTTCTGGAACCGTGTGCGCAAACTCCACCAGCCTTGCGCTTTGGCGTTAGCAAAGAAATCTTTGTTAAGCCTCCCTTGCTGTCCGTTATCGCCGGGGACCGCCTCATCATCTGGGTCGGTTACGCCACCGCTACCACGGAACGGCGTGGCGACGATATGCCGTCTGCGTTGTTCTTCTCGTTGCTCGTTGATAACCCGAGCATCACCGCGTGCACCAGCTCCCAATCCATCGGTATCAAAGCGGAAAGTTTCGAGGTTTTGTGCATCGCAAATATCAAAGGCTTTCTGTACGGTACCGAAAATATCATCACCTTTGCCTGACCACTCCTCGATGCTTTCAAGTAAGAAGCCATGACGACCAGCAAAGGAGTTGGTGTCCTTGCCCTCGTCAGCGATATCGAGAGCACCTAAGCGCTGGCCAGTTGGCACAATACCCAATACCTCATGCGCGTTGATTGCCGCCTGCACCCATGCGGACGGAATCAATACGCCCTCAACCGAGGCGCTGTAGTTGATATCAATTTCTTGTGCCACGGTAACCGAGTCGAGGTTCTCAACCTGCTTTTGATACCAGGCATCATCTTTGCGCGGGTCATCACGCCAGTGAAAGGTGAAGACTTTAATCTTGCCGCTGTGCCGCCGTTCAGCAAACGAGTTAGCCATCCCGTTCGGCGTTGATACATCCTGCCTACAGTTGGTCGTCGCAGACAGGGACGCATCAACCAGATAAGGCCGCTCCAAGAACGCTGACTCATCGACTATGTAAAAGCTGGTGCGGTCACCGCGCCCTATTCCGTCCCCCGCTTCACCGGTCATCGCCGATTCAGTTTCAGGAAACAGGATTCGCATGTGTGGTGCGTGCTGTTTAAGGCTCCAACCACCGCGAAACTCAGTGGGCAGCAAAGAGATGAAATTACGCGCCTTATCAAATAGCGATTTAGGCGAGCCGATTTTATCAACATACTCTTCTTTACGAGAGCCGAACCCGGCAAACACACCACGGTTAAACAGGCAAAGCGAGGAAGCCATGCCAACAGTCAGCCAAGACATACCCATGTCACGGGTTTTCTCAGTGATGCCCGGCTCAGCATTACGCCAACGATCGACAAACCACTCGATCCACTCTTCCTGCTTTGGAAATAAGAGGAACGGAATACGGGCAGGCAATCCACGCTCAACGTTGCGCGGGTCTACCGTCATACCCCAGTCAATAATGAACTGTGCAGGGTTGTCTTTATAAAACGCTTTCATAACCGGCAACATTTCAGGCTGCTGACGAATGCGCTGCAATCGCTCCATTCGCCACTCAAAAACCTGCATGTAATCCGGGTTTTTGAAGTCAAAAGGGAACGGAATAGGCATTTAGGTTTTACTCGATAAATGTGTGAATTTTAGGACTTTTTAACATAATGACCGTTACCCGTACCGAGCGAACACTCCTCATCGCACAAGCAACATGAGAGGCTTATTTGTCAGGGTTAAGGTGTCAAAGTGTTAGATAATTGGGTGCATAAACCATGCATAAAATACCCTCCATATTGCATGGGGGATTTATCAATCTAACGGGCTATTTCTGAATGTTTTCCAAAATCAGCCCATCAGCTTGCGGTAGGCTTCAGCAGCTTCATCTGGGGTCATATTTACCGTCTCAGTTTTAACCGGGCCACCATCAGGGCCACTAATTTCTGTTTTGTTTCTCAGCATACCTAAATGTTGGGCAACCATCTTTAAAGCCTCATCCTGATTGCGGGTAATGGCCTCAATACCAAACTTACCCTCTTTCACCCCAGAGAACAGGCGACGAGCTGCACCACGTAGATCCCGCGTATCGTGAAAGTGAGTGCGCCCAACCCCCTCACCATTACAGCGCGGGCAATCAGGGTTAGGATCAAGCGTGGTATCAAAGCCGTAACCGCCAACGTCTAAGGGTTCCCGCTTTTTGCTTTCCACCGCTTTCAATCGAGCTTCTTCAAACTCAACAGCATCGCGCCACTGATACTGGTAACCAAACCCCCAGCAATGGCGGCAACACAAACGGCGTAGCTCAGTAATTTGGCTAGCATCGGCTGTGGCAATATCCCACCACCATTTCAGCACAGCATCTTGAGTGATCTGGGTGCGTCTTTCTCTGGCATCTAATGCATCGCGAATGGCCCGGCTAACCTTAGCATTCCTGTACATGCGTGAAGCGTTAACGTAAGCCGTATTGCCCTCTCCTTTGCCGCCAGACCTTTTATATGCAGCCGTGCTATTCAAGTCGATCAGGTATTCACTCGCGAAACGAGCCTGCATATCATTAAGCCCGTACTCATCAGGGTTTAATATGAATTCTGGTTCATCACTACCATCTACCAGGTATTCTGGGTCTATTTCACTTTCAACGTGAATCGCTGGCTTTCTATATTTGGTTCGCGGGTTCTTGTTTTGGTTCGCACTAATTGTCTGCGAACCTACATTATTGCGAACCTGTTCGTGTTTAGGCCATTCCTCAGCCTTTGCCCTCTTTCTTACCGCTGTATCACTTACACCATATTTCTTGGCAAGCTCTCTGATGGAAAGAGCGCCGGAAAGGTAGTCACGCTCTATGCCTCTCCAGTCAGTGTCTTTTGCCATGATGTTCCCTTAGTGTCATTACGCAGTAACCTTGTTAGGTTGCTCTGTGATGATATTTAGGCGTAAAAAAACCACTGAACTTATTATGTCAGTGGTTTTATATAAATAATTTGCTGTTGAAATTATTTGCTCTTTGCTCATAAGTCCAAGATATAAATACAAAACTAATATTTCAAAATACCAGCTAATGGTTCTTTATCTATCTTCATTATCTCATTGATTCTTGATTGGATTTCGCAATTATCTTTTACATCATCAAGCCACGCCTCAACCGCAGAGCACATATCATTAGCAAAAACATCTATTTGTAATTGTAACACCCCATTATTATTACCTAGATGTATGACCCAGCCATCCCTAATTGGTGGTGTAAATCGAAAAGACATCATTCTCTTCTTTGATTCAGCATTTAATCCCGCATGTAAACAAGTACACCTAGATAACCAGCAATCGCGTGCTGTAAAGTGAGTTGCAGGATTATGGCCCATTCCATATTTCTCTTTCAAGTACCTATTAAACCAATCCTGATATTTAGGACCGAGCGTTCCCTTTTCCTTTTTCGGGTTTTCTGTTGCCGCACAAATATCTGGCATGGATAGAGAAATAAATAAGGCTGCGAACCAATTTTTTTCTTGGACGGACATTCTGATAGAATCAATAAAAAACCTCATAAAATTCCCCAGTGTAATAATGACAGAATTAATATAAGTAGCATTCTTATCTAAATCAATCTCCTTAATCACATATAATGTTATCTCATCTGAGATATGTGATCCTGATTTAACCGTGCCCGTAGTTTCTTTGATGGTACGGGTTTAGAGTACATTTATTCGCAACTAAAAAAATACATAATTGCTATATAGATTCTTCAACCTCTTTTCCCAGTGTTTTGCCGCCACCTAATCATTTCATCAAGCCGACCTTTGCAGATTCGCAGTTCCCGCTTTAACTCCATTGCGTACAACCCACCATCTCCCCATGTAATACCGGTGAATTCTGGAATTTCGCAGGGGGTAAGTGCTGACTCTGGGGGCAATAATAGTGCGGGTTCGGCAACAAGCGTTTTAGCTGGCTTATTCGCGCATGACGTTAATGACATCACTAGGCATAGGCTTGATAGAACAATCATCACTCGCCGCAGCTGCTTTAAACCGTGCAACCTGTAATTCACTGGCATTGCGTAACTTCCTCTCGTTTGCGAGTTGTCGGGTTGTGGCTGCTCGGTTGGCGGCTTCATTCACCTGGTATGCATCGATGATGTTGCCCAGTGCTGTGTTTGTGGCTTGCTCATCACTCAGCGCTTTTTCTGCTTTTTGGATATCATTTGAGAGACGATAATTGTTAAAGAACAGAGCCGACACAATAACCACCAGCACAGCAATAACTAATCCGATGGCTTTATTCATCCAGCCCCCAGCAGGTCAACTCGCTTTCCTGTGCGCGACGTTCTATTTGTCCGTAGCAATTGTTAGACCGGATATTGCAATCCTTGCCGCCATCACGAACCCAGCGTTTAATCTCAGCGCATGCGCCTTTACGGTCACCGGCGTTGAGTTTGTAATAAAAAGTGGATGGTAAGCATTTGGCAGGGCCGATGTTGTACGGGCAGAATGACGCTATACCGGCTTTCTGCGGCTCAGTGAGTGGAACATGAACATTACGTTCTACCCATGCTATAGCTGCGGATGATTCTTTCTGATTTAACTTGTCGCATTGAGCGGCGGTAAGTCTCAACCCCATTAACACTGGTTTACCGTCGATATAAGTAATGCCACGGCAAATAGTCGGCTTACCCTGCCCATCCCGGTAAGCTGAAAGGCGATTCCCCTCTCTCTCATCAAGGTAGTGATCAAGAATTATCGATGCCGGTGCGCCAGCTAACACAACACCCAAAACAGCCGCGCTGAGCTTGCTCTTTGTTGATATCGACATTAACGATCCTCCGACATCAATATTTGCATCTCTTCATCGGTCAGGTTTTTGTTTTTCCGATTAAGGTACTCTCTGAGGAGTTTTTGCCGCTGACACTTAAACCAAACGCCAGAGGCGCAACCGATTATCGTGGTGATGATACCAACGATAATGCCTAGAACCATCCATTCACTGGGGGCAAGGTAATTAATCAAACTAAATAAAACTGAGCCGATACCGCCGCCATAAGTGGCATTGTCTGCAATCCTCTCCTGCATGTTTTTCATCCTCACCCCCCGGTATCGGTTGGCATAAAAAAAGCCGCCAATTTTGGCAGCTCTATTCGATTTTCCCTCCCGGCTTTGGGTATGGGAGAGGTTTGAACAGCTTCGTATTGAGCCGTTTTCTTGCCCGCTTATTGAGAAACTTGATATAGCGGAACTGGGTAAATTTATGTGCGGTCGCCCGGTGAATATTGGCCTGCAGATGCAAACCACGCGCACCCGCTTTGCTGGCCTTGGTAGTTAAAGCAATCTTGTGGTACCACTCGCCATCTAATTCATAAAACGTACTTTGATGGCTACCCACATAATCAAAATTGCTAGCCTGATACACAACACCGAAGCGACCGCACCGCTCATCAGCAAATGTCTGCACCCACTCAACACTGGGGTGAAGTAATTTAATGGTTTTGAGCGCGTAGCTGATTGCCCGTGATTCGGTATTGGTCAGCATATCGTCGTGTACCCAGAGTCGGTTTAACTCCATGTATTGCCTGTTACCGGTTCCCTCCACTACTCGCCCGCCACTGCTGGGATTCATTGCATAGCCCCATTGCATGACGCCAACCAAATCACGTCCGGAGAATATCCCCAGATGCAAATATGAGTTGTTCACTATGCGTTTGCTGTAATGAAAGTTGATGATAACGAGACGGGCCAACCAGACAGGAATTGTGGCGACATGCAGATCTGAACATCCGTACCCCACCGTTACACCGTCATAAATCACCGGTTCAGGCTTACCCACGGCGCGGGATGCGTTTTTGTAACTTAACTTTTTCATGGTCATATATACAGTATTCCGTTAGGATACCACCGCTGACGTTAGCAGGGTGGGCCTTGGTTATACTCATGACCGGAAACGTGGGTGTAATGACCTCTGCATGGTGCAAACATGCCGGGGTCGCCCATTTCTAACGAGTGATAAATGATAGCCGCTTGACTCAAAAGGTCAGGCGGTTTTTTGTTGGGAGGCAGAAATAGAAAAACCCGCACAGATGGCGGGTTTCTTTTAATTTCGTCGCTTGCGTGTACAGCTCCGCGAGCTTATGTCTAAATCATATATTTTTTGTTCAAATAGTCAAAGTTTTTTTCTCAAATCTTTTTATGTCTTTATCAAAGGCATCACTCATCGGGCGATAAAGCATATATTCGGCAGTGCTAATCCAGACATCAACGCGGCGGCGACACGTTGAAATGGAAAGCTCTGGATGTGCCTCCTGCATTTCCTCCGCCATCGTGTAACGTTTCTTTTTATAAATGTAATGCTGCTGCAGTATCCCAATTAACCCAGGGGTCGATTGTAGAGCCAAGCCAACAACTGAATCCATTAATAGCCCCTCATCATCCGTACAATAGATTAGATTACTGTGGGCCTTGGGGTTGTTTAGGTCGCCAAATATCTCGAATAATTCCTCTTTTGATAAGCCTGATTTTCTCAGTTGGCTAATAGCGGCTTTTAATGCGGCTTTAGTTATTTGTTGTTTTGCCAATAATCGAGAAAATACCCCCTGAGCGCCGCCTGTTTTGGCTATACGTGACCAGCGCCCCCACATTTTCAGCTTACCCTTAAGCCAAATAAGCTCTAACGTATTGAGGTGTAATTCGTTGCCGTCTGCCCTACCGCACGTTGTCGGATAAATCATAATTTCCCCTCCTTTCTCAATATATTCTGTGTGCGCATAACGCCCTCTGCGTGATATAGCCGTGCCGTGTCGCCATCAATTAAACGGGTGCGGCGGTCGCATTCGTCATGGCATGCACAGCATCCCCATGCGGCCTGTTCATCAGAGGGTTTAATTCCGGTACCGCAGGTTCCTGCCAGCCGATAATGCGTGAGTACCACTGTTTCAGGGTTGCCATTGCACACACCCAGAATACGGATCTGGCACTCACGGCCCCTTGCCTCTTTGCGTAAATTAGCCATGATTACCCCTAAGCTGCGTAGCTCATTAATTGACTGGCGGCGTTCTCCGCCTCAGATGGATGGCTGAATGATTTACTGAGAATAAAAGTCCACAGAACATTCAGCACTGATTTGTATAAATCGTTGAATTCCAGCTCGTCCATTTTCGCGAATGAAATAGAGCGAGGTTCATGCAGCGTTGAGCCGTCCGGTAATTCGAACAGATCATAGTGGCCGGATTCGACAGTTACCCAACGGCGGAAAGCATGGAATGATTTTGCGGTAGATAAGTTTGCAGCACGTTTACCGGCCACCAGCGCCAGATAATCGTCAGCTATTTCATGAAGAACGCCCTCATTCCCAACATATGAAATAAGTTGGCTTACATAACCGCGCAGGAATTTAAGTTCGAATGGTGATATCGCCCCGCCCTTTGGCTCCCAATATTCAAAGCCTAGGTTGAGCAACGAGAAGAATTTACGATGAAACGGTGCATTACGCACACGTTTAAATTCGCCAGTGACAATAGTCCCCAGCTTGGTATTTTTAACGAAATCCTCAGCATCCGGCGTGGCCGGTACTAAGATCCCACCTGTTGATTTGATAAAACTATACTGTGCCATTTCCGCCCCCGGATGTATGGCACAGCAGCACGATATTTAGGTTGTCGGGTGTTCAGTCCGACACTTATATAATAACAGAATCAATCGAATTATTTTCAATAAGTTTTAACTGACATCAATGCCAGTAAGATCTTTAATTTTCTTTTTAGCAAACCCTTGCGCAAGAGATTTAGTTACTGACATTAATGTTGATAACCCTTCATCTTTAAATCCGGTTTTGATAGTCTGCCAAACTTCTTGCTGCCTTAAATCAGCAATGAAATCATGTCCTCTGGCTGTTAGTCGAAGAGGCGTTTCAACCCAGTAATAGTCATATCCTTGAAGTCCAGAAATAATTTCCTGACCAAATCCAAGATCACCATCAACTCTGATAATTAGTCCATTATCATGGAGCAGACGCATATGAAAAATGAAATTACTATCGTCTCTAGAAAAACCAGCTTCTTCTAATTGAAATAAAATAGTGTCGGGGCCGTCAGTATCTTCAAATGCAATAAGCAATTTTTTCAGGTAATCTTGATCTATCTTCATAAGTATTTCCTCATATTTAGTCTCACTATATATTTAATTTAGTCTCATGCCATCCAAGAGTTTGCCAGCATTCACTTTCACCGATAAATGCGCAGCCCTGACTATCACCAGGTAGAGCATCGCCACACTTCCCGCACTTGCGACCGGATTGCTCTTTGAGCTGCGCCTGTAGCTCTGCGTTATCTTTGCGGATCAGCATAGTGATGTATTCGTCCATGTCATACGGTTCACGCTGCGGGCGACGCAAGGCGCAGTTCTGCTGTAACATTTCTTTCTCTTGCTGGTCTATTGTCGCTATTAATTTATAGCTGCCACTATCACGCTCTTTCTGACGCTGTAGGCGTTTACGGGCCGCAGCCCGCTCTTTGGTGTCACTCATGCGGATGCTCCCGTTTATCAATGTTAGGGCTGAACCATAGGCATTCTATTTTGGTGACCGTGCCGCCCATACCAGCGCTGGCCTGTGCTGATTTCGTTTCCTTACGCCATCCGGCCAGCATGTCGTTATACAGTTCACTGTCATAACCGGAAATGATCGACATACCTTTCAATTTTCTGACCGGCTCGAGTAATTCGATATGGTCTTGTTCGGTCATTTCGTGGCGATATGAATAACCAGTTGGTTTCCATCGTTGGCGCGTTTCTGGTAAATATGGTGCATCAATGTAATTCAAAGTGTTATCAGTATCATGATCCAGTAATACCTGAACGGCTGGGCGGTTCTCTATCAACACACCAACTAAACGCGAACCAATGGCAGCTAAATTATCAGGATAAGACGCCCATAACTGCTGGGCTGTCGAATATTCTCTTTTGGTATCAGTCCTAAACCCTGATTTATTGGCTGTGGCCGACGCTAAACTAAATCCCATTGTGGCCTTAATTACCGTCCTGCGGGCCTGTTCCAATTCATCATCAATAGGCTCATAGGCAAAGTTAAACTCTTCGCGGCTATACGGTGTCAGTACACATAAATCACGTAACCGTATATTCATTACTGGATCTTGCAGCACTCGGAATAGGTTCACGATTTCGCCATCAAGATCATTATAAACCTCCGCGTGGGAGCGGGCCTTTCTCAATAGAACTGACGCCGCCCCCCCGAACGGCTCAACATAGCAACGGTGATCCGGAAAAAAACTGGTTATCCATTTCGCTAATCTAAACTTGCCGCCATGGTATCTGATGACCGGATGTTTTATCTCTGTCATGCCGCCATCCTCCAGATACACAACTCCGGCATGTTGGCCCTTACCAGTGCCTCAGCGAATGGTGGCGGCACAGCATTGCCACATCTTGCTACTTGTTCAGATTTGGGCCAGAGGGTGCCATCAATATCGCGGTCAATAATGTAATCTGGTGGGAATCCGCTGGCGTTGTAAAGCTCACGGGCAATCAACATCCGCATGCAGATATCAACGATTATGTATTCGCCTACCGATAGAAATTGTGGCCGTGGTGCGGGGAATAAATGCCCGTCGTCCGGTAAATCGCTGAAATGATCCACCAGCCGCGCACAGTTCCAGGCGTTATAGCGCTGTTCATCGGTCAGCGGTTCAACATCAAAATTGCTTTCCACCAATCCAAACCGCTCTTTAGTCGTCACTGCATGTATGGGTTCTGAGAGATCCACCGCGCCACCGGTACCGTAATATTTTGTTAGAAACGCGTTAACCATCCCGACATGATTACCGCCGGCGGTTAAAGTCGGTACCGGTTCAGTGATAGATTTACCATCGCGACATGTACCACGCAGTTGTACCAGGTGTGAGGTGCAAAGCGCATGATGATCAACGGTGGTGATGGTATGCAATGGCTCGTCAGCATTGATTCCAGCACCGGTATAATTGCCACCGTAATGTTTTACCAGATGGGCGGCGACCATACCCATTGCATGACCGTTACCACCAGGGCGAACCGATGTACCGGCGGTGATAGTCGATAATGGTTCATCACATTGCTGCCCTATAGCGCCTGTTCTGAATTTGGTTATATGCGGTGCCAGTATTGCACTGGCTAACTGGCTTTTACCGCCCCCACCCGCCGTAACGGTACCCAGTGGAGTATTGATATCATTTGCCGTGCTGTTACCAAACTGACGCACAACAACCGGCGCAGCGACAGCAAAACCATGTGTTCTGGTAATGGTCTGCAACGGATCACGTAATGATTGCCCACGGAAGCAATCATATTTGGTTTTGGTGCTGGTGTGGTTGCACTTCACCGCATATGGCTCCAGCAATAAATGCTCGGCCTTGCTGGTGATGGTGGTTAGCGGTTGGTCTAGCGGATACTGCAGGCGGTCGCCACCGAAACCGGTTTGGCCCAGCCGCACAATAAATGGATTAGGGTTATCAATAACAAACCGCTGCAACCCTTTGACGATGCGCCGCAAGGTATTATCAGCCAAATCTTTCTTGCGACCGAAAATAGAGCGTGTTGGCTGGCTCCAGTCGATACACTCGGCCGCCGTTCGCCAAGGTTGCAGCATGCCAGAAAGCACATCCGTAGAGTTTGGTGCGCCGTGGCTAGGTTCCGGCCAGACAACCGATTCACCGTCACAACGCCCGACAACAAACAGCCGTTTTCTAATGGTGGGGGTGCCGTAATCACAGGCTTTCAGTTCCCTGTGATCCACGTTATACCCCAACCCCGAAACCAGTTTCACCGTCTCAGGACTATTGATATCTATCTTCAAGAATTCACATACTTCTGCTAGTGCCGGGTGATTGCCATCAATACCGGTACCTAGCATGCCAATAAACGCCTTGAACGTTTCACCTTTACGGGCTGGATCAGGTCGGTGATTACCCTCGCTATCCGTCAATAATGGCCCCCAACCGCGAAACTCTTCGACATTCTCCAGCATCAGAAAACGTGGGCGTACTGCCAGCGCCCAACGCAATACCACCCAGGCTAAACCACGAATTTCTTTCTTAACCGGCGTGCCGCCCTTGGCTTTGGAGAAGTGGCGGCAATCAGGACTGAACCAACCCAACAATACCGGCAAACCACCCGTTGAGATGAGCGGATCAACACTGAAAATATCCTCAGGGTAATGCAACGTACGCGGGTGATTGATGGCATGCATCGCCATGGCTACCGGGTTATGGTTCATGGCAATATGTGGTTCATAGCCCAATGCTTGCTTGATGCCCTCACAGCTGCCACCGCCACCAGCGAACCCCACGACAACCAGACCATCCTGCAAATCAGGCCGCGCTACCGTGATTTCTTTACGTCGCGCCCATGCATGAGCCGCCTTTTGAATGTTGCGCGGATCTTCCCGTGTCAAAAACATTTGGTTCATATTTGCCAGTAGCTGCTGTTGCTCTGATTCACTCATGGCGTGAACAGGAATGACTGACGAGGCACATTGCTGAACTTCAGTAGGCCAGATCATTGCGCCCCCTCACGTAGTTTTGTTGCGAAACCAAGAATATTGGTAATCTCACCTGTATCTGCCATTACACCAACGTCAAAGGCTTGTACATGACGGTGTTGCGCAAATTTCTCAACACCACGCGCCTCTACATTATTAAGAGCCAGAGTGGTTGCAGGGACATTAATTACTTCGTATAGCGCCTCAAATGCGTCCTCTTCATAATCGCCACATGTCGGAATGCCATCTACCGTATTCAGGTGTCCTCTGTTGTAACCCGCGCTATACACATGGACGCAGGCTTGTTGGAGTACGGCATTTTCAGCAACAATTACATTATATTTCCCCTGCCACTCCAAGCACTCACGCTCGTAGTGCTTCGCTGTACGCCGGTTCTTATTAGATGATGCCACCAGCTCTGCTATGCGGTCAGCGATGCCATTTAGCACCTCACTTTCACGTGGTTCCACTCTTTCCGCTGCTGAACGAATTGCAGCAATCATGCCATCTGTTGAAATATTCATTTGGTCTCGCCTCTGTGGTCTCTACGGTCACGCCAGTAATTTAAGCGCTGTTTAAAAAATTCCCGATAATGCACCGGTACCCGTTCAATCGCTTCGAGTACGTGGGCGCGATTTGTTCGGCGCTCGTACAGATTTTTGATTAAGCCGCTGGCTCTCAAATCAAGATTTAGCTTTTCTTGGTATTCCTGAGGCCAGAGGCAAATGTTGTACGGGAGTCCGGGCGGGAGATAATCCGATTGCCCAGCCATGGTTAATGTGCCAAGCGTACGTTACGCAGCAATTGATCTATCATTGATATCCGTAAGCAATACACCCTTTCCTTTTCATCAAAAGGCATGCGGGCGGATTTGGTGCGAGGTTCGCTTTTATTGCGTTTTACTTGCGTGTCAGAGAATCGGAAAAAATCCTCTGAGATACTGTTGAGGGTGTATTGAGTCTTTCGACCATTGCGGCGGGTAATGTCTGCATGAGGTGAGAGCACCATGCTTCTCACACGGATACGCAGAACGCTAATAGACATTTCAGCATTAGGGAATTTTAAAGCAATAGCCTCGATCATCTGGTTATAGTTCATGCTTTGGCCCAGCATAACGCTAGCCAGTTCACGAATGGTTAGTTCACGTTCTTTCATGGTCTTGCCTCTTTTTGGGTGACTTAAACGCTGGTCAGGCGCGATTAAAATTTAGGTGCTGAATAACTTTTTTCTTTGGCCGGTGGCCTTGATGCCTCTTTCGCTATTCGGCTAGCTTCCTTTGCCACCATCTGATCCACCGGCAGAAAGTGGCCGTTTTTAAATTCCTGATAAACGGTACCGGGCTCGCCAAATCGGTTTTTGGTTACAATGGCCTCGGCAAATCTGGCCGCCGGACTATCGGCGTTATAAACCGCCTCTCGATACAACATAATGATGCTGTCAGCGTCCTGCTCGATTGAACCTGAATCCCTGAGGTCGGAACTGATTGGCCTGCGGCTACCCGGTGGCCGTTCATCCACTTTTCGTGATAACTGGCTAAGGGCAAAAATCGGGGTGTTTATCCGACCGGCCAGTGTTTTTAAGCCGCGTGAAATGATGCCGACTGATAGGTCATTACGCTCCGCCTTGGGTTTGGTAATCAGGCCAAGATAATCAACCATCACCATTCTTAATTGTGGGTACCGGCGCTTGTGTGTTTCGGCGATAGCCCGTATCTGATCGATGGTCAGTTCGCTGGCATCAACAATCCAAATATCACGGCCATTCAATGCCTGTAGTGCAGAGTTAATGCGCGCCCAGTCCTCATCACATAAGGTTTTAGGGTCACGCAATTTTGACACTGGCAAATTACCGGCCCCGGCTACGGAACGCTCCACCATCTGTAGGGAAGCCATTTCCATACTGAATATCAGCGCCCCGCCGCAGTTCTGTGTGGCACCCTCAACAATCTTTAATGCAAACTCAGTCTTACCCATCCCCGGACGCCCGGCGATAACCACCAAGTCCTGCGGGTTAAAGCCACCGGTGATAGCATCCAGCTCGACTATGCCGCTTTGCAGGTTCATTGACTCAATTTCACCATTCATGCGCTTATCCAGCATGTCCATATAGCCGGGCAGTAAGTCATTTAGATGCACCGGGATAATACCGCCGCTATCTGCCGTCATATCGATCAGTTGTGTTACCGCGCCCTGTATCACCTGATCGCGCTGCTCCTGATTGTTCGCCCCTCGGATGCCGTCAGCCGCGGTCTGAAATAATGCGGTCATGGTGCGGCTGTACCAGGTCTTACGGGCATGGGCGGCATAGCCTTTTAGGTTCGCTACGTTACCGGGCATACGCACTATATCTGACAGCGTAGCCAGGCTAGTGCCACCCAGAGCCTCACTAACAAACAGGACATCAATTAACCCCTTAGTCAGTGCCTGTTTTCTAATTTCCGCATAGGCGGAACGATAAATCCTGATGCTAAATGCCTCTTCCGGCAGTGTGGCAATAACCTCCAGCGCATCGGGGGTTGAGCCGCCATACAGCAGGCCGGAAAGGATCGCAGCTTCTAATTCAAGAGGCGTCATAGCGCACCATCACGGGTTTTTCTCAACACGTCCGGTTTCATCAAATAATCAAAATTTGCCCGCCAGTGGGTACCATCATCACCACCGAAATAAAATGCGGATGCCTGCTCGCGAAAAGCTTCGAAGTAGCTCTGGAACGCGTCGAGGTCTTGGGTTTTCAGATATTGGAGTAATTCACAAATTGCGCGCTTACGGTCTTGATCAATTTCAGCCAGTGGCAAAACATCGCTGAACACACGGTTGTACGCAGCAATGACCGCATCGCAATCAATCCGCCCTGCAGACTCAGACCATGCGCGGGCATCGGCCAGATAGCCATCGAACCGATTCACGCGGCAGATATTCGCAGGTTTGGCATACTTGCCGTTACGGGGTTTCCATGTGCTGACCACCCAATGGGTCACCAATTGCAAATCAACCAGCGCATAGGCTTTGCGCGATTTAGTTGTCGTCAGTAAGGTTTCAAATGGCCCAGGGTCTTCACATCGGGTGTGAGTGAGTTGGTTGTAATACGCCAACGCCCTTTCAGCGTCAGCGAGAATATTTTCAGTTCCCCCTTGAGGGGTAAGGGGTGTATTGGGATCTATGACTGGTTCAAAAGAGTGACTGGTTCTGGGTGCAGCATTTGCACCACTAACCGGTGCACCATTTACACCAGAGGGTGCAGGAGATTCACCATAGGGTGCAGCATTTGCACCAGCGGAATTTAAGCGCAGGTGATAAACATTTGATCGATTTAAGCCATTTTCAGATTTACGCTCTTCAATCCTAACCAGCCCATTTTTTACCAGTTTTTTGATATGATTCTGTACCGAGCGTTCGGATATTTCACACTGTTCAGCAATGTAGGGAACCGATGGCCAGCACTCGCCCTGATCGTTGGCATTGTCGGCTAATTTTATCAGTACCAATTTACGTAACGGGTTCCCAACTTTGATACTCATGGCCTTAGCCATTAGATTCATGCTCATAGTCAGATCCCCAGCGCTTCGGCTATTTGCCGACATTTCGACTGATAATCGTCGGGCGATAGGTTCATCAGGCGCAGGTCGGCTTTCTTCTGCTCGTACTGCTCCCACACGCTATATGCGGCTACCTGACGCCCTGCAAAAATTGGCTCTATGTCAGCTATGTTTGCCGGTTGTCCGTTCAGCCTAAACCCGTTGCGCCAGGTGATTTTATCGATAGATGTAAGCATTGGTCTTGCCTCTGTTATACGGTGGTCAGCCGGTTGTGTTGTGGTCTGATTGCGTGAAGTGCCGCAACAGCGCCCGATATTCTTTGTGACATGTCACAGCCATCTAATAGAACCGCGCTAATTGCTGCGGCAAACTCTCTGCTAGCAATCGAAACCAAATAATTAACGGTCTCGCCATTCACTCTAGCCCGCCGTTCTGCCGGGAGCGCCGCTTTAAGTACCGGTGATAATTCTAAGACCTTGCGCATTGATGCTTTTGAATCCCCGCGCAGCCAACGAAATAACTGCTGCCGGTTGTTGTTGATAGATTTCCAATCAGCACCGCCCTGCCCGTTTTCAATGGGAGTGAGACGAACTGAACTGGTGTTGGTATTGAGCAAGAAAAACATTCTGCTGATCTCGATAGCTACATGCTCCTGCCCCCGTTCTGCCGCCCACGCCTGAACTTCGGCTTTAAGGGCTTTAATTTCTTGTTCCACGATGCGTCTCCTGTCGCAGGAAATTGATTATTGATAATCAGATTTGTGTGTGGGGTTTTGTTAGGCTGCACTTTGATACATAGCGGGATCATATTTCAGTTCGCCATGAGTAATGCGTTCAATCTTCATTGCCTGTTTCTCAGGGATAATTGCCCCCCAACGACAAACCGCTGGGTGCTTTATGCCTAAGGCTGTGGCGGTATTCACTACGCCACCAAAAAACTTGACGACATCTTTCTTGTTCATAAGGACTCCTTGTTGAACTCAGGATGAAAGGTAACAAAAGGTACATAACAATGCAAACACTTTTCACCTCGCTATGGCGTAACATTGGTTACATGAAAACTGAAATGAATGACCGCATCCGTCTTCGCAGACTGCAGCTAGATCTCACGCAAGTCCAATTAGCTAAAGCTATTGGGGTGAGTCGTGTATCAGTGACAAAATGGGAGTCAGGAATAACCAAACCAGATGGGGAAAATCTTCACCGACTGGCGCAAATACTTTCATGCACGCCAGAGTGGTTGCTCTATGGCACCGGGGATTTACGCCAGGTTGACGACACCAAGATTAAGCCCCTCGTCGCTGTGCCTAATGCCATACCTGTTATCTCATCTGTGCAAGCCGGTGCATGGACAGAAACCTACTCCGCCGCCCGCATTTCTGATGTTCTTAGATGGTGTAACACCACAGTGAAGGTCTCTGAAAACGCATTTGGTTTGGATGTTCGGGGCGAGTCAATGACCAACCCCAATGGTTCGCCCTCTATCCCCGAGGGTTCTACTGTTATCGTGGAACCTAACTATGGTTCTATTGATGATTTATACGGCAAGATAGTTGTTGCCATCATTGATGGCAGTTCTGAAGCTACCATTAAAAAGTTGGTTGTTGATGGCCCTAATAAATATCTAATGCCCCTAAATCCCAATTTCAAACCCATCGAAATCAACGGCAATTGCCGTATTCTCGGTAGAGTTGTACAGGTCACCCAAGACCTGTAATCAATAGCCCATCCCCTGATGGGCTTTTTTACGCCCCTAAGTGTAACTATTGGTACATTTCCTTGTTGACACAAAAGGTAACTATAGGTACATTCACTCCATCAACACGGCACAGCAGCCGATAAGAGTTTAGGTTTAGTACGTTCTGGCAGCTGGGAAGACAGCGGAGATGAAGCTATGAAAGCAACTAAAAAGCAAACGGGTAAATTCCAGATTCAGTATCGCCAAAGTGGGATGTGGGTTAACGGAAATACTTACTCAACGCGCAAAGAAGCTGATGATTACGCACGTAATACTGGGCGGGATTATCAAGTAGTAAAAGTACGGTAACAACAGAATTTGGGTTGTTGCATTGGAGGAGAACCCCGCGCCAAGGCTCGGCATAATTACCACAGCGCAGCAACCCAATCCAATAACGTAGCCACAACGGGAAAATGTGGTGAGGCAAGACCGAAGACCTGACAGCTCGGAAAGACGGCACCAAATTACAGACGTAAAAAAACCCACCGAAGTGGGCTTCTTTACCCCGGGTCACCGACCAAAGTTAACCGGGAATTGCTAACGGGGACCAACCCGTTAACAGAGGCAAGACCAACGGCTTACGCCACCAATCTTATAACCAGTATATCAGGAGTTGCTATGACAGCACTACAGATAACCACAACGCTTTATATTCATGTTAAAGCGCATCCAAGCTCTAAAGATAACCGTTTTGTTATCCATAGCTGTGACATGTCACAGATTGTGCCAGCGTATACATTGCTAGATACCCGCGAAATTACAATTGATTTCAACGAACCCGATCCATTTGAAATCATCAGTAAACAGGTTGATTCACTCCGCAGCCAAAAAGAACAAATCGCGGCGGAGTCGCATCGGAAACTGTCCCAAATTGATGATCAGATTCAGGCGTTGCTCTGTATCGAGCACAGCACTCCATCGAGCGTATCTGACGATACCGAAATTCCTTTTTAATTAACCGTACATCAAAGACCAAGTACCGTTTGAAACCAAAGAGGCAAGACCAACATGACTGTATTTATTTGTTTATTCGAGCCGAAAAAAGCGGCTCTCAAAAATGGGGCTGTACCACTGGTTATAGCTCTGGAAGCCATAAATAAGAAAATGGCATCAGCACTGGCTATCGGTAAATTGTGGGAGGCCTACCCCGCTGCCGGTGATAACTTTGCTGATCCGAAAATCTGTGAGGATTCAGTCGGGCAACCACGCCCTGTTGTGGGTGAGTTCGACGAACAGTTCGCACAAGATAATACTTTTGACGGTAAGGTGTGGACGCCAAATACCGTGGCATCGCCAGAGGATGATAACGACGGCGATGATTCTGGCTTGGTGAATTACGCCAAGCTGGGCATTGATGTCAAAGTTGGCAAGGTTCTCATGTATGACTTGCATGACATCGATACACACGAACTATCACTGGTGTATGACCTGATTAACGATGATGAGGGTGATGCCGGGCTACGTTCAATTATAACGGCTTTGGCTGGCATCCCCGCTATTGGTGCAATGTATCAGGAATCAGTCAAAGAGCTGATCGACGCCATTAATGTGAAGTTCCCTAAAATCCCTCAATTCCCTGAGGTACAGAAGTTTGCCCAAAAATGGGTTGATGAACCCAATAAGCGGGATGAGTTAACCGGGGCGAAAAAAGTCACCCGTATAAACACCCCCTCCTCTGATGAGCCAATTAAACGCGGCTTTGACCATACCTATAAAACGCTTGATCTCGAAGTCGCCCTAGCATTATTACCCGCCGACTTTAATTGCTGGGATGCCACCTCAGCAGAGGTGAAACAAGCCAAAGAATTGATGGATAGTAATGACGACGCCTGGCGTAAATGGTCAACCGAATTGCGCGTTCGTAGCGATGCGTTATCTATCCCACGTGAAACCATCTTTGAAGTGATCCGCGCTGGTAAAAAACAACCTATCTTCCTAACCGATGCCACAGCACGAAAAGAATTTATCACTCAGTGTTTAGCCGTTAAAAGCCCACAACCCGCAGTAACCAATCTTGGTGATGGCAAGTTTTCTATTGATGGTCTGGTCGGTGGTGAACCACAACCAGCGGCAAATAGTGAAACAAAACTGGCGCTGGTTGCCAATTCTGAGCCAGAAACTGAAACAAAACCGCCAATCACTGCAACAGAACAGGAAAAAACCGCACAGGAACCTATCACCGATAATGCCGCGCAACAGGCTAAAGAGACGTTGGATCAGTTGGGTTACGGCGTTTATGCATCTGTTGAAGATAGCTCGGGGCAACCCACAGAAACTATCCAGCGTACGTCTGAAATTAGCACTGATGAGTTTCAGCAGCGAGCCGTCATCATTGAAGAGGATATCTCCGCACAACCACAAGATGTGCAGGACAACATGAACCTGTGGCGCTCGGTGCAAAGAACCGATGAACGCTTTACCAAAGCATTCTCAAATAACGGCGGTGGCACGTCGATTAACGGCACCTATATGGTTATGCAAGCGACAAAATTGCTTGGGCCTCAAGGCATCAACTGGCGGGTAGAGGTTTTAGAAGAGCGCTTTGATAACGGCGCACCGATCATGCGGTCAATTAAAGGTGCTGATGGGAATTATATCAAAGAAGTTATTCCCAATGGCTCTGGCGGCTATCTGACTGAGATCAATCATGTCATTAAAATACGCTTAATCTACACCCTGCGTGGTGAGCGTGGCGAAATCCCTGCATATGGTTGCACCCCATATATCTACAACACCAAAAATGGTCTCACCTGTGATAGTGAAGTCACCAAAAAATCACTAACGGATGCGACTAAAAAGGCACTGTCACAACTTGGTTTCTCTGCTGATGTATTCCTCGGTCTTTTTGACGATATCGGATACCGCACTGATAACGCCGCTGAGTTTGCTATCAAGAACGCCAGTGAGAAAGCCGGTGACACAGTTCGCCTGCGCAAAGAGCTGGACGATAAATTAACCAAAGTCGGTAATACCATTTCGAATGCCGTCACTACCAATGAAGTGAGCAAAATATACGGCACTATTGCCCGCGAAGTTGATGTCCATCGCAAAGATGCCGAAGCCAAAGCCGATCACGAACACGCCAATTACCTCAAAACCCGTTTGCTTGCTTTACATCGCTTAACTGAAAAACGGGTTGCCGAACTTACCACACAGGAGCCGACAGCATGAGCAACACAGCAATCGCATTAGCCGCAGACCTTTTCAAACTGCAACAGTTAGTTGAGTCCTCAGACGAACTCACGCCAGAAATGATCGCCGACACGCTAGAGGGTTTAGAGGGTGCTTTGGGGGATAAGCTGGATGCAACCTACGTCTTTGTTCGCAATCTTGAGGGGCAAGCAAAGACCTGTGATGAAGAAGCTAAACGGCTAGCCGACCGTAAGCGATCATTCGAGAACCGGGCAAAGTCGATCAAGCAGTATGTGCTTAGCTGTTTACTGGCTGCTGATATGAACACATTGAAAACGCCGTATAACACATTCACCGCTCGTAAAGGTGTAGCCAGCGTGGTTATCGATAACGAGGATTTATTGCCAAGTGAGCTTGTAACAGTGCAAACCATCGTAGCGCCGGATAAAAAAGCCATCAAAGAGGCCATAGAAAATGGCGTTGATGTAAAAGGTGCGCATATTGAGATAGGTAGCCGTAGCCTGCAAGTTCGCTAATTTCATTTAGCCCCGGACCAACGGGGCATTATTGAGGCAAGACCAATGCTAAGAAAGACACAAAAGCGGCACGAACTGGCCTATATAACACTCCCTGACGGAAGAACGGGAACCATCCACACCGATCGCCGCTGTGATGTTCACTACGATTTTCCAACTGATGTGCGCATTAGCAGCACTCCTCCCATGGGAGCGCCTGAAAAGTTGATTTTACTTAATCAGAAATAATCAACCTGCCCCGCTAGCATGGCGGTAATCCAACACCAGGGAAAACCACCATGCAGCCATGGCAACCGGGCAAGCGCCTATTAACCGACTTCGATATTAAGATCGGCAAATTATCAGCCAGCGTACGAAAGCAGCAACTCACCGACCAAGATATACAGCGGGCCTGTTCTGCGACCGACAGAGCAATAGGCCGAATGATACAGGGGCAAGACCATGAGAAACGACCACGACATAATCACCAAAGAGGAGATGATTGAGTTGACCGGTCATCACTACAAAACCAAACAATGTGACTCTTTACGCCGCTCGGGGATCTTTTTTATCCGACGTCCGGACGGACACCCGAAAACAACCTGGGGTCATTTTTTGAATCCAGTTAGTTTACGCGGTATGCAGGTGGAGCCAGAGAAAGAAGAACCCAACTTTGAGGCCATGAACAGTGGCCGGTAAGCGCAAAAATCCCGAAGACGCGGCATTGCCACCTCGGGTGTATCGTGGTAAATCAAAATATGAATTCCACCCTGCTCGCGGTGGCTCAATATCACTTTGCCCATTGAATGCACCTATTTCTCAAGTCTGGTCATGCTACGAAAAAATAAATAACGAACCCTTAGAAAAAGCCAGCTTGAATAAACTCACTGAACAGTTTTTCCGCTCTGCTGATTTTAATGAGTTAGCCATTGAGACACAAAAAGACTACCGAAAATACTCACTTAGATTATTACCTGTATTCGGGAAGATGGAACCAGATAATGTAAGACCTGAACATATCAGGAAATATATGGATAAACGCGGGGTAGCCAGTAGAACGCAAGCAAACCGTGAGAAAACTTTTCTATCACGGGTTTATCGTTGGGGGTATGAGCGGGGAATAGTGAAAGGCAATCCATGTAAAGGGGTGAAACAATTTAAAGAGGTTAGCAGAGAACGGTACATCACCGACGCTGAATATAACGCCCTCTACAATGTGGCACCACCTATTGTTAAAGCTGCAATGGAACTAGCCTACCTTTGCTGCGCAAGGCAGGCGGATATCCTTGCCTTGAAAAAGTCACAACTAATAGATATCGGGGTATTTATTCAGCAAGGAAAGACCGGTAAAAAACAGATCAAGGCATGGACAGAAAGATTACAGCAGGCTATTAAAATTGCAGATGAAATAGAAATAGCCCTAGGCGTGAGCAGTATTTACGTTCTGCATCAGAAATCCGGACATGGTTACACAAGAGATGGTTTCAATAGTCGGTGGCGTAACGCAAAATTACTGGCCGTAAAAACATTTCCCGAATTGGATTTTGATTTCACGTTTCATGATTTAAAGGCAAAGGGAATATCTGACTTAGAGGGAACGCTCGCAGAGAAGCAAGCCATTTCAGGGCATAAGAATACGTCCCAAACAGCAAGATATGATAGGAAAACAGAAATTGTGCCAGTGGTAGGTGGTCAGAAAAAGTGAGTTTTATTCAGATGACCGAAATCATGTTAGGAAATGATGTTAGGAAAATCTTAGGAATGNAACCACAGAACCTGAACCGGATATCACGCCATCGTAAGTCAATGCATCGCTGCGGTTAAATGACAACGCACTGTTATTGGTAATATCTCCAACCACTGACCCGGTGGTACCGCCGTTACCGATTTGCAGAGTACCCGCGCTGATGGTAGTACCGCCGGTAAAGGTGTTGTCACCGGTCAGCGTCAGCACGCCGATAGCTGCCTGATTCAGAGAACCTGAGCCAGATATCACGCCGCCGTAGGTCAGTGCATCGCTACGGTTAAACACCAGCGTACTGTTATTGATGATATTCCCGACCACTGACCCGGTGGTGTTGTTACCGACGACCAAAGTACCCGCACTGATGGTGGTATCACCGGTAAAGGTATGGTCACCGGTCAGTATCAGCACACCGTTGCCAGCCTTAGCCAGAGAACCTGAGCCGGATATCACGCCACCGTAAACCAGTGTGTTGCTGCGGTTAAATGACAGTGAGCCGTTGTTGATGATATTCCCGGCCATTGCCCCGGTGGTGCCGCCGTTACCGACTTGTAGGGTACCTGCGCTGATGGTGGTATCGCCGGTAAAGGTGTTATCACCAGTCAATGTCAGCACGTCGTTGCCGGTCTTAACCACAGAACCTGAACCGGATATCACGCCATCGTAAGTCAATGCATCGCTGCGGTTAAATGACAACGCACTGTTATTGGTAATATCTCCAACCACTGACCCGGTGGTACCGCCGTTACCGATTTGCAGAGTACCCGCGCTGATGGTAGTACCGCCGGTAAAGGTGTTGTCACCGGTCAGCGTCAGCACGCCGATAGCTGCCTGATTCAGAGAACCTGAGCCAGATATCACGCCGCCGTAGGTCAGTGCATCGCTACGGTTAAACACCAGCGTACTGTTATTGATGATATTCCCGACCACTGACCCGGTGGTGTTGTTACCGACGACCAAAGTACCCGCACTGATGGTGGTATCACCGGTAAAGGTATGGTCACCGGTCAGTATCAGCACACCGTTGCCAGCCTTAGCCAGAGAACCTGAGCCGGATATCACGCCACCGTAAACCAGTGTGTTGCTGCGGTTAAATGACAGTGAGCCGTTGTTGATGATATTCCCGGCCATTGCCCCGGTGGTGCCGCCGTTACCGACTTGTAGGGTACCTGCGCTGATGGTGGTATCGCCGGTAAAGGTGTTATCACCAGTCAATGTCAGCACGTCGTTGCCGGTCTTAACCAGAGAACCTGAACCGGATATCACGCCATCGTAAGTCAATGCATCGCTGCGGTTAAATGACAACGCACTGTTGTTGATGATATCCCCAACCACTGACCCGGTGGTACCGCCATTGCCAATTTGCAGGGTACCCGCGCTGATGGTGGTAGCGCCGGTAAAGGTGTTGTCACCGGTCAATGTCAGCACGTCATTACCCGCCTGATTCAGAGAACCTGAGCCAGATATCACGCCGCCGTAGGTCAGTGCATCGCTGCGGTTAAACGACAGCGCACTGTTGTTGGTAATATCTCCAACCACTGATCCGGTGGTGCCGCCGTTACCGATTTGCAGAGTACCCGCGTTGATGGTGGTGCCACCGGCGTAAGTATTGTTATTCGTGAGAATAAGCGCTGCGGTGCCTGTTTTGACCAGCGAACCCGGGCCTGAAATTTTCCCCGCCGCGGTTAAATTAGCGTCCGTCTTAAGTGTTCCACTGGTATTCAGCAGCATGTCTCGTGCTGTACTGATTACAGCGGTATTTTCTAGCGTACCGCTGCCGAAAGTCAGCGCGCTCTCTGTTGCTCCGAGGTTGCTATCACTCGACACTGACAGAGTGCCAGCATTGATGTTCCATGCTGTGACTTCTGTGGTTGAGCCGCTCAGTGTCCAAGTGCTGTTACCGGTTTTTACATAGTTGTTGAAGCCATAATATTGCACATCACCGGTCCATGAGGATGGTGATGACGCCGCGAGACTGGCGACAGAAAAACTGCTGTTGGTATCTCCGCCTAGCACCAGCGTGTCCCCACCACTGCTAATCACATTGCCAACAAAACTGTAGCCGGATTCAAGGGTCAGCGTGTTATTTCCGCCTGAAAGTTCAATCGCGTTAGCCTGCGTCTTTCTGTCGCCCGCGAGTCCCCCAGCAATAATATTCGATGTCGTGATGGTGCTTGAGCCAGTGGATATAACACCGACCCCGCCAGCACCATAAGATCCTGCAGTACCATCGGCACCTGCCTGTCCCGCTGACCCCATAGTGCCTCCGGGCGCACCCGCAAGGTCTGTGCTACCTGCAGCCCCACCGGTCGCTAAACCGGCTCCCCCGCCATTTCCACCTCGGATAATACCCTGGCTGACCAGATCGAAATGACTCCCTGTCACGGCAATGCCGCCCGCCGCCCCATTCCCGGCAATACCACCGGCAGTTCCATCACCACCATCGCCGGAATGACCGAAATTGTTTGCACCTTGCCCTCCCCGGCCACCTGCACCGCCGAGAGCGTTACCACCAGCCCCCCCCGCCCCACCAAAGATTGAGCCGCCATTGTTTACGGTGAACCCGCTCCCCGCAATCGCGTTGCCACCCATACCGCCATTTTGGGCAATTCCGGACAGACCCGCATCTCCCCCATTTCCGCCGTTGGCATTGCTTCCCTGTACAGGCCAGCCGCCGTTACCGCCGTTGCCGCCATTGGCATTACCACCAGAACCGCCCGCACCGCCCGCAAGTAAGCTACCAGTGGTGACATTGAGGGTACCGCCTGTTGCGGCCACGTCACCTACGCCACCTGATGTTGCAGTATTGGTGGCATCTCCACCGTTATTACCATGAGTCCCAGCATTAGTTGGGTTTCCAGCCGTGTTACCATTACTCCCTGTAGTCCCCTCCACGCCGGAGGCATTAATACCGGAAGTTCCTGCCTGACCCTGTGTGCAGTTAGCGTAAGTGGTGCCGTTTATGCTGCAGTCGGCCGCACGCACGGGGAATGTGGTGGCTCCCAATGCCAATGCGGCAGCGCAAGCAAGCACGATCGGATGAAGTCGAAACTGAGATAGTGCCGGTAAAACATTAGATTTCCCATTTAAAACAATGCTGTGGGTGTTGTTCAT